CCGCAAAATTCTAAATATGATTTCATTAATTCTCTTGATTTAAAAGATGAGGTTAAGTTTAGGTTATCCCGTCTTTTGAGTGGAATCGAAAGAGGAAGATCACATGTCTTACTTTCTCCTTATGGGAAAAGAGTATCACCTGATATTATTTTATCTAAGTGGGATAAGATCTTTGATTCACACATTGATTCTTTACCTAAAGAATTAGTTGATTTGGAGAAGTTTAACAAGGATAAATACGGACCTAGGAGTATAGCTAAACCTTGGTCTGAATTGTTAAATGGAGTACAGGAATCTTTTAAAAATAATCCAACTGTTCCTGTTTTAAAGAACATCGTAAAGATTAAAAGTCATTACTCCTCAAGACTTAGGCCAATATCAAAAGAGAAAGCTCTTTTACTTTTGAAGAATAAGACAAATTCAGGACTTCCTTTCTTAACACGTAAAGGTGAGATAAAGTTTACCATCTTAGATAATTTTAATTATCTTTTATCTAGAGAGGATCCAAGTGTCTTATTTCTGCGTACTCAAGAAAACAATAAAACTCGTCCTGTTTGGGGGTTCCCAGTTGTGGATATATTAAATGAGATGAGATTTTATTCTGTTTTACTTAATGTACAAAAGAAGAAAATTTGGCGTTCTGCTTTAGTTTCACCGAACGAAGTTGATCTTCAAGTCACGCGTCTTATTGATAAGTCGGTTAATTCAGGACTAACCCTATTATCAATAGATTTTTCTAGTTTTGACACTACTGTCAAATCTAGTTTACAAGAAAGTGTATTCCATTATATCAAAGGAGAATTTCAACGTGTTTATCACGATCAAATTGACTATATTTCAAAACGTTTTGAAACCGTTGGTTTGGTTACACCTTCGGGTATATTGAGAGGTAAACATGGAGTACCTTCAGGTTCTACTTTTACAAATGAAGTAGACTCTTTATCACAATATCTTATCGCTAAAGAAAAGAACATTTCCGATGAAGATATGAATATTCAAGGAGATGATGGTGTATATGTTACTAATGATCCATTAGGATTAATCAAACATTTCGAGAGGTTTGGTTTAATAGTTAACAAAGAAAAGAGTTATCAATCTAACAATTATGTTGTTTTTCTTCAGAACTTACATTCTGATAATTTAAGAGACAAGTTAGGTATTTGTCGAGGAATTTATCCTACTTACAGAGCTTTAGGTAGAATAATTTTTCCTGAGAGATTCGTAAATATAGGAGAATATGGTTTAGAAGGTAGCGACTACTTTACTATAAGGACTATTTCTATTTTAGAAAATTGTAAACACCATCCTTTATTTAGTCAGTTGGTTGAATTTATTCTCGAATTGGATAAGAGTAATCTTACTTTTTCTAAACATGGTCTTTCTGAATATATCAAGAGATTTCAAAAAGAAAATCTAGTTTATGGGATATTTGAATACCGTATCGGTCAAAACGTTACAGGTTTAAATCGTTTTAAATCTGTTCAATTAATATCAGAGCTCAATAGAG